GTTACCTCACTCCCATCACTGATCCGAAATCCAAAGTCAGCGTATAGTGAAATGAAGACTTTGACTCCGCTCATCGGCGTCCCATTTAGGTCCGTCAACTTGTTCTGCACGTTGAATTGCATCTATGTCTCCGGAATTCTCTTCGGCGGATAAGGGTACATCTACAGGGGGGCTGATCGGGATAACTGAAGAACCATTGAGCACTAGTTCCATCTTATCTGCGACTTCGATCAATTGATTCGGAGCGAGGTATTGGACGAGAATCTCCATCAGCTGTGACAAAATGTTCATCAGGTTCAAATTAGCCCGCTCTTGTGGACTATGTTGCCCTGAGATTTCATAGAAGAACTTAATGGACTGGAAATCTCCATCTTGCACTAGCTTCATCAGTGACAGTCTAGCGTCGATGTCTGAATTCCCTAGCCTGTTCTGAGACTCAGACCTGAGGTAATCTTGGAACGCTTGTTCCTTCAACCACGCCTGATATTGCAACGTCGTGACACCCATTGCCTTAAGCTTTGCGCTTAAGGTCTTGCGATCATATGTATTGAGAATTTGGTTCGCAACGGCTAGCTGCATTGGCGTCAAAACTCGGTTGGCGCGTGATTGTAAGTGCTGATTGTAATTAGGGAGACCTCTTGCCTGATATGCGGTCTTAAACTCTGATCTTCTGAATATCCCTGCTAATACACGTAACTCTAGATCGAAGTGTTCTGCGATTTTTTCCTTACTTGGTAAGATTCCTGTTTGGTGATACGCTTGTTCTATGTAGGTAAGGATTTCTTGCATTTTCAGGATTCCGTCCCTGTTGTAAATTCGGACCCGCTCCGCTACGCAAAGCGTCGCATATAGGGGATCGACCAGTCAAGTCACATACGCAATAAGAATGAGAATCATTCTGACTTTGAGAATCGTAATCATAATAACTCTCATTCTCATGCGTGGTTCAAATGAATAGCCCGACGGTAATGCGAAGTTATATTCGCAAATACCGCCGGGCTATATATCAATCCATTGCGCTCGGATCGTAGCTCTTAAGCTCTTTCCATACTTGATCCCTCGCCATACGCAACTCGCAATGCGTATCGCTAAGCATCTCTTTCCTATCCTTGTCCACCTCATTAATCGTAGTGAGCGCACCCATCGCCCTATTCAATGCATAGAGCGTATTCCAAAGTTCCTTTATCATTTCGTCCATTGCCTTATCCCTCTTCCTTGTCATGGATGATGAAAGCATCTTCATCAGTCCAGAATCCGTATCGCCATTGAAAGTTTTGCCTGGCATTCTCTTCGGTAGTTCCATAGGCATACTTTCGGGGATGCCCATTGAACCCCCACTTAAGTAGTTCGGCCATGCTTTATCCTTTGCTAGTTGTAATGGGCGGGGGATTATCCCCCGCCCATCATTGCGTTACTTTGCCTTGCGAGTGAGAGTAACTTTCTTACCCTCATAAGTGAACGAGCCACCCTTAGCATTAGCTTTCGGAATGTTCTCGTCAATCAACTTGCTTAGATCCGTAGTCGTCTTTCCAATCCGATCCTTACCAGTAAAGATCAATCGGATTGCCTCGTGAGGATCATCGGCAGTAGTACCGTCCACGTTATAGACAAACTGATATGTATTGGCATTGCGGCCAGTTCCCCCATTACCGGGGCCGCCGTAGTTGCCTTGTGCATTAGGCAAGTTAGGCGTGATCTCTTTGCCTTCGGTATTCAGGTACTTAACATTCAGGTTCATCTTATGACCCATAAACCCATAGAGCGTGAACATTGCCTTTCGGCACGCTAGATAGCGCTTCTGCAATGCTTCCTTATCGTTCACAACCTCCGGCTTAGGTTCATCCTTTGTTGCTTGCCGAACTTGCCAGGCAAGTTCATTACTGACGTAGCCGACAACGCTTGACTTAATGGCATCACGAAGATGATAGATAACGGCCGGATTATTCTCATACTCAGAAATGAGCGTAAGCATTTCGACCATGACGTTATGAGCGATTGCCTTAGCGTCTTCGTCTTTCTGCCATGCCAACTCATACTCCGGAGTAACTACCGTGTCACTCTTACTTTCTTCCTTTGCCGTGAGTGCCTTGTGCATTTCGAGCAATCCGTCAAAGGCGGTAGCGAAAGCATCACTAGCTGACGTTTCCGTATCCAACCCCATGAGTTGAATAGTTGAAAGGCCCAGAGTTTCTAGGTATTCGTCAAAGACGACACCAAAGGGACTAGACATTGTGAAGCATCCTCTTTCGTAGTTGTGAGTGTTTCCGATTACGCTCGGTCCGATATCGGGGGAATCCCGCCGGGGCGCATCACCAACGTTTCGCCGCTCGTATCCCAGCGGCCCCAGCCGGTGCGACCGGGGGAATCGGACTGCTCGTTGCCAGTAGGTTCCGGCTGGCCTGCTTTGCAAGGCCAGCTTATCAGGCAGTACTCCCGGTACCTATATTATTTCATAGGTCATTCGGCCTATTTTGAAATTGATTCGTTCGGCCTACGAACTTATGTTCGCTTCCCCTTTCCCACCTAATCAATAGGCATTGTGCGGAAACGCCGCACAGTCGCGCGTAATGATTCGTTTGAACGAATTACTTGAACGTATTTAACTTTCTAAATATAGATCGCCGGCACGTGTAGATTCTATACAGGGCGTTGAAGTTGGAGGATTCTCGAGTTCAAGTGTGTGATATTTAAATTGGCAAGTTCTCGGCAATTGGAAACAGCGTACAACTTCTAGTCGGCAATAGCCGACGAAGAAGATTGTGCTCTGAAACTGGAACATTTGTGCAACCCCTGACCTGGCCTTGGAAAGCCCATTGCCCAGGTCGGTTGCCAACTTGCCAACTAAATGCCAACTGTCCAGCGGCCTATTGCAACATAGTTTACTCACCCGAGTTGGCAATCGAGTTATAATAGAGCCGACTTGACAGCTTTCCCTGTATATGGTACACTACCCTCCTACCACCAGGCATGATGACCCGCTCAACATAGGAGACAATCAAGATGGCAATAGGCCGTGTTGAACTTCGCTCTGTAGCAGTAGATTTCAGCCCGCCGTGTTCCATCTCAGAAGCTCATAGACGCTATCTTCGTAGAGGTGGAAAGTTAATCAAGAAAACTCACTACAATTGGACACAAAAAGCAATCGACGAGGGTTATATTATCCAAGTAGGTCCTCAGGTCTACGCATACAATCCTCGCATGTTCGATACTATTGCGGTGGTGAAAAATCTAGACAAGTTCTTCATGAGCGAAGAATCTGTATTGATCCTAGGCTGGCTCGTTCAATCCCTCGAAGAAAATAATCCTGATTTATTTCAGGAAAAGATAGACCTAATGATTACTAAGTCGGGCCTCGATGAACTATATGAGTTCGTGAAGGGTTGGCAGAACTTCCCAAAGGAAATGTTCAAGATGGCGAGAGTTCAGTGGGATTCTCTACCAGAGGATAAGCGAAAGGTGATAAACAATCTCCTGGGCAAATGATCGAATCACAGTCGCGGCTGGATCGATTTATAACTATTTATATGGTAGGTGACTTGACACGTTCATTACTTTCCGGTACACTTGTGCTGCAAGTGCAGGCCAAACAAAGAGAAAGTAAGGTTATGACAGACTCATTGGGATTTGATTTCGGCGGGAAGATGAGCCGACTTCAAGAAATCAACATGGAGCTTCAAGGTCTTCGTAAGGATAACGATGACCTTACTGTAGAGATGAAATCTATCGACACCGCTGCGCTTTCTCGTGAAGAGCAGCAACTTCGTGATGCGTTTGTGAAAGCTCTCGCCGACATTACTTCACGTAAGGATAAACTGCGGCAAGAGATTGCTAAGATCGAAGGCCTTAAGAATCTCAATAACGTCAAGATTGAGACTCTCGCCAAGGAAGCCGCATTGCTCGCTAGTAAGCAGGAAGAACTTGATCGGTTGGCTCAGGTAGAGAAGACGATCAAGGAAATCTGTGAATCATTTGATTCCTATCACAAGGCTCGTGAGTTCCAGCACGATGATATCCTGTTCATTGTGGATGCATTCCTTCAGGGTAAGAACGGAGTGCTGAACTGCAATGATATGGGGTTGGGTAAGACTTTCGAGACAGCAGTTACCGACTTCATCATCTGTATTCTGTTCAAGCAGATGTTCGGTAGACTTCCTCGGGTTCTTTACTTGACGAAGAAGTCTCTCGTTAAGTCTAGCTTGAAGGAGATTCTTACGTGGGCTCCTACTCGCAACATCATTCCTATCATGGGTGGCGATCAGGAACAGCGTGAGATGGGATTCCAGCTTGCGATGATGAGTGATTCGATGCTTATGTGCAACTACGAAGTTGTGCGTACTACCCCGATGATCGCTCTTGCTGAATGGGACTTCATCTATATTGATGAGGTTCACAAGCTGAAGGGCGGCGCTAATCCCAATGGACCGACAGCAATCTGGAGTGCTGTAAGGGACATTTGCCGTAACGCTAGGTTCATGATCTTCATGAGCGGAACTCCTATGGTGAATCGTTGGCAGGAGATGTGGTCTTACCTGCATATCTTCTCGCCGGAGACATTCCCCACACTGAAGAAGTTTGAGGTTCAGTGTGCGGAGGTTCACTATGATTACGAGACAAACACGACGTCTATCGTAGCGAACACTGAGAAAGTCATCATGAAGTTGAAGGGTCAGACTATCCGTCGGCGGAGGGATGAAGTGAAGATTCAGTTGCCCGACCTTACTCGGGAGTTCATTTACCTGGAAATGAATGACGAACAGTCGCGTCTATATACCCAAATGCGGGACAAGTTCTATGTCTGGCTTAACGAGCAGGCCGAGAACAAGAAAGCCCTTACAGCTACTGCCATCATTGCTCAGTTGACTCGTTTGCGCCAAATCAATACTTGGGGCGGAGGTATTAAGATCAAGGATGCGGAGACTGGAACCTTCGAGTACTTGGATTGTCAGGATTCCGTTAAGGTCGACGAGGCATTCGATCGGTGCCAGCAGTTGATTGAATCGGGTGAGCAGGTTGTTACTTTCTCTGCTCAGTTCAATGGCCCCCTGTATGAGTTGAATAGGCGGCTCATTGAGGCTGGATATAAGTCAGCCGTGATTACTGGCGAAGAGACTCAGAGTGGAATGACCTCCAAGCTAGAGGAGGATTTTCAGCAGAAGAAGTTGGACGTCCTGTGCATTAACATGGCGACAGGTTCTGAGGGGTTGAACTTGCAGAAGAATCCCGAGCGTTGGCCGGGTGGTGCAAGTTACGCCATTCTGTTTGACCTGTGGTATTCTCCCGCACGGAATGAGCAGGCCGAAGCTCGTATTCATCGCCAGGGTGCAACCGATCCTGTCACCATCTATATCCTCCAGTGCAATGATTCGGTGGATGCTTTCATCGCAGGTATTCTCGAAGAGAAGTCCGGCACATTCGCAGCAATCATGGAATCCGATGCCATTCGTCCTAGTACGGATTGGCGAGACTTCATGAATGGAAAGGTGTGAGATGGTAGTCATGGGGTGGTATCTCCCTATGTCCTCATTCGATGCGAACATTTATCGTTCGACGTATCGAATCGTGAGGGAGAATGGTTTTGGTCGGGCAGAAGCTCGGCACAAAGTCGCAGGTATCATTCTTCGCAATCACGTCAATCGTGTTTGTTATCCAACTAGAAGGGCGGCTAGGTAACAATGGCATTTCAAGAAGAGGAAGATGACGAACCTGCCGATACTGATTGGCAGAAGAAAGACGAGAAACATTGGCTTGATGAACTTCAAGCTTTTATGTCCGACACCAACAGAGGGAATAGTAGCTTCTATGTGAATCGGGTGTTCTGGGCAATCATCGACAACAACTACAATGGAGAACTCCCAGCATGAGTATGTATATCGTCAGTAAGGATGGCACAGTTCTTCCGATGGATGATTGTGTCATCGTGGAACTTACGGATGCTCAGGCAGAAGCTCTGCAAGATCATCCCCGAGAGACAGAGCGATACCATATCGCTAAGCATTACGTGACCGCTGAGGCTTTAGGAGTGGATTACAATCCTCAGGTTCTTCGAGATGAAATCACGCGCTGTAAGTTGGTAATGGATTCGATTGAAGGTGATGCGGCCGAGTATCTGAGATTCCATGCTCTAGATACTAGGGTCAATACTCTCAACTGGATTCTCGAGCAAATGTTCGACGAGAACATCGAGGAGACTGATTAGAGCCATGAAGGACATATTTGAGACGGATGATCCCTACGAAAGTGAGGATCATCCGTATTTCCCACCTAAGAAGAAACTCCTGTTTGGATGGGCCTACAGCGATCTTGCTGTCTGGGTCCTTGTCATTGTTCTCTTCGTAGCAATGATGTTGTTCTGGGTTTGGGTCGGTATCCCGATTGATAACCCTGGCAGACCCACGCCATGAGAGAACAGCTAGGGTTCTCATTTGATATCCCGGCAAAGGATTCCTCCGCAAAGTCGCAGGAAGGGAATCGAATTCTCTCTCAGGCTGAGATTGCAGAACGATTTAAGGCATTAGGTCTAGTACCACCAGGTCCACTCTCTAAAGTTTCCAAGGGCGTATTGCCCAAGAAAACTGCCTACAGAAAATCCCCCGTCTCGGAACTTGAACCAACTGAAGATGAAATCCTGGCATACAAGCCTGGCATTGTCATTCGGACTAAGCAAAGCTTCTTCACGCAATGGCAAGGCCGTCCGTGGCATGTGATTCTAGAAGACCAACCTAGTGCGATATCATTCTACAGCTACTACACTCATCCACATTGTGACTTCAAGGCGCTTCAATCAATCGTGCGCCCGAGTCCTAATGCTGTGACGGTAATACATGACCATAGTATTCGAGAGTATTGTAGTCCTCTATCCAAATGCAGAGAGATCCCATATGTACCCTGATAAGATTGCACACAACGTTAAGCTCCGTAACAGAACCTTCAATCGGGTAACTCTGTTCGTTCGAGAGTACAACCGATTGAGATCCATAGGCGAGGATTACGAAGCTATGCTCGTCTTCGATAAATTCCGTGCTGCTGTAGAGATTGGTAAATCGCAAAACGTATTTCTACAGGGGGAAATCAGGATTCTGTACGACGAATTGAAACCACTTCCAGAGGGAGTTGACATTGAGAAAGTCGAAGACAGACCAAGCCATACTTGATTGGCGTTCAACTGGTAGACGCCGTGCTAGAAGAGTTCTGTTTGAATCACGGCAAGATTTCGTTTGTATCGGCTGTGGCCATACTGTAGTTGTGCCACCGAAAGATGCGCCAAGATGGTTCGAGGATATCTGGCCTGAACAGCATAGAGATAGGTCACAACTCCAAGCGGATCATAAGTCCAAAGATTTGACTGACAACGAACTTGATGACTTGTGTTGGCGATGCCCTAGTTGTCACAAATATGCGGATAATACGACCGAGAAGGGGGTAGCGACCGAGACCACTGACCACGGATATGCCGATGCCTACGGCGGCGTTTCTAAAGAAAGTTATGCCCAGTGACTTGACAGGCTTATAACTGTGTGGCATACTGGTCCTTGACAGCAGGGGCCTATGGCCCACCCGAAGAACAGGAAGAAGGAAGCAACAAAATGACAGCAGTAGAACTGCCTGATAATGTCAAGCCGATGCTTGATATGTACGGGCTTCTGACCGGACAACTCAAGGCTATTGATGAGCAGTTGGATGATGCTGTTGGCGGGAAGTCCGCTGGCAAGCGTAAGATCCAGAACGAGTTGATTGCCGGTAATCAGGAACTCGTTGATAACAACGCAACTGTGTTCACCAAGTTCTTCACCAGTGAAGATCGTTCGATGGATGAGAAGGTTGCTCTCTACTACGGCATTCTTCGTGCGATGCGAGATACATTCGACGAGGATGCCGACAACTACATTTCTTCTCTGATCGTGGATGCTCCCGAGAAGGAGAAGATTTCGGATGAGGATTACAAGGCTCTCACCGATCAGCGTTCGGCTGCTTATAAGCAGTTGAAGTATCTTCGTGAACTCCTTTCGATGTTCGGAGTTGAGGATCTTCCTGATAAGCCGAAGCGGCGTGGTGGTGGGCGTGGGAAGCGTGCGCTCACGGATTACACTTGGTCGATTGATGGTGATCGAGTTGATCCGAAGTCGGATTCTTTCCGAGGGATTTCGAGTCTCCTTGGATTCGCATCCGCAACTGATCTTCGCAAGTTGATGGTTGCTGCGGAGATTAACCTCACCGATCCGACTGATCCCATCGAGTTCACTCTTGCTGAGGATAAGTCGCCGGATGGTTCCACCCACTTTATTCGTGGCGATAAGGCTGCGAAGGATGAGGGCGATGAGCCGGAAGATGATGAGGACGAGGAAGACGACGAGGACGAGTAGTTAGTTCTCGGGCGGCGAAGTCGGGGAGTATCCTTCGGGATACTCCCTACTTTGCATTTGGAAACTGACCCGTTAGAAAGGACTAGAAAGTGCAACAGCCAAGAGAAGTGAATACTGATCGTCGGGACTATGTTGCCAGTCAACCCGACTATGATGAGACACATCTAGCCGATTCGACAGTCCGTAAATTTACCGTCGTGGCGAGCGGTAATGCTGTGGATGGATACAATGTCGAAGTGTTTGATCCTGAGTTCTACAAGACATTCGAGGTGGAGACAACTCGTCGTCAGATGGATAGATGGTTGAAGAAGGAACCCTTTGACTTCTTGAAATTCATGCAGCACGCTAAGGCTCTTAAGCTTGCTGGAAATCTTACGCTGCTGCCAAAGGAGTAAGTTCGTGGGGGATTAGTGGTCCGCCCCACCCTACTGCTAATCCCCCACTTAAATCCAGGGCGGAGAAAGAAAGGGGAAATGAGTATAAGGGTAAGGCATTGGGCGGAATCCCATCCGCTAAGATTCGGAGCGGCTGTTATAATCTTCGCCATTGCAATCTTTGGCGGAGGTTTGGTTTGGATGAATAGTGCTGAGGGAGCAATCTCTGTTCAGCCAACACAAGCAGCAGTTACCGGAACGTGTACCCACAAAACCTACGTCCGATGGGAGTATCTGAATGGCCCAACACAAGAGATGGTCCACACAGATTATCTCACTTGGCGGACTTCCGGTTCGATTGACGGTTGTGAAGGAACCTCAGTCACAATCATCAGTAGTTCCTATTCCTGTTCCTGGCAATCAGGATATGGATACACAGGAAGTTGTTCCGCCTGGTATTCAACTGCCGGACACGGTGAAGTTAACGGGGTGGACAATGCACTTGGGGTTCACTTTACCGTTAAAGCCCAACAGAACGTAACTAAGAACGGTGGCCAATCGTATTCGTGTGCAATAACTAGCGGCTCACTTCCAAGTGGGATTTACGGCCGCTGCACGCACGGCTGGCTATACTAAAAGATCTAGTAACAAGGTCAGGAAATACACCGTGTCGGGTTTCTATACCTCACGAATGAGTTTCGACTCACTACGAAGGACATAGTCCGACAGGCAAAGGTAGGGTGGATGAAAGCGTGGAGCCGCGGCGAAGCGTGAGTAAGGTAGCCTTGTTACTAGAACCCAAAGTCCCGCCACCTACCCAAACAAAGGAATAGCCTAGTGAAGAAAGCAGTAGCAGCCCTAGTGCTGATCGGTTGTATCATGTTTGGTACTACTCAAATGGCATCGGCCAGGAGTCATCAAGCATTTTCATCCAGGGTTTACAAGACTGTAGCTTCTGGAAAGTGCAACTGGTTGAAGCCACTAATTGCCAAGGCCGGACTTCCTTCCGTGTTTGTTTATATCTCGGCAAGAGAATCCGGCTGTGCTCGAAATGGAGTTCGTGTAGCAAATCGCACGGATCTTTCTACGAGCCGATTTGGTTTGAATTTCCGTGGATCAATGCCTAGGTATTGGAAGAAAGTCTGCGGAGTTTCAGACTGGACAGCTTTGCGGAATGTCTCCTTGGATTTGAAGTGTACCAAGGCGGCCTACAAACACTCAGGACTAAGGCCCTGGGCAGTTAGATAAATCGTGGGGGATGGAACTCTACTAGCACGGGATTCCATCCCCCACTTACCCCTAAGGAAATCATGAACAGTGATTGGTGGAATCTCGTACCAATTGCAACGGCGCTTTACGTAGTGCTATTTATGTGGCAGAAAGACCCGCGTCGGAAATGATCTAGGTAGGCCACCCTACCTAGAATACCAATGGGCGGAATCAACAGGAGGAACGATGTATGGAAAGCTAGTTGCAGGTTTTGTATTCGCATCTGCGATGACTTTGGGTCCAGGGATTCTAGTCCTTGCCCAAACAGATGAGTGTCCAACCTGCACTCAACTTAATTCCCAGCCGGATGGTGGTGGTCCGGGTTTCTTCGACTGGACTCCTAACTGCGACAAGACTACTGGTAAGCTCACGATTGGTGTAGCAATTACAACTCGTGGCGAGTCAGGAATCTTCCGAGCAACTGTAGCCGGAGTTGTTCAAGAGTTCTCAGGCAACTCGTCTATGTTGTTTTCGGTGGCACAAGGTCAGACTGTAGAACGTTCAATGCAGCGGCCTGATGGTTCATATGTTATTCCACCCAAACAAGTTGTGTGGAATTGTCCTTGTGTGCAGACAGTTGTTGTCACAACTACGATTCCCCGACAAGTTACTACTACAGCGGCTAGTGGGACGTCGATACCCAATAATACCACAGTTCCACATAGTTCTCCAACTACGGTCGCAGGTAGTTTGCCAGCAACCGGTCCGCCAGGAATTTACGTTCTCATGCTGGCCATTGGACTTATTATAGCGTTCTTAGGATGGATCGCTTATCAGGAAGGGAGCGACAGAAAGAGTGCGTCCGAACGGTGATGGTACTTGTGATTCGTACACAGGCGGTTCTACCCGCTGTAGGAAACATGGAGTGCATTTCATCCAGCTTAAGACCGCAAAGACGGTTATGAGAGGGAAAATGCAGCTGGAATCAGGAGATTGGTGGTTCTGCACTCAACATGCGAAGCAATTCAACCTGATTCCGGAAACTCCGCAAGAATCTACTTGATCTAAGCCTGCAATCCATCAGGTTAAGGAAAAACCTGCTACGTGGCTGTACTGGAATGAGACAGCACGTAGTTAAACGGTGATGAGAAAGCCGAAGGGATAATCCGATCAGGTAGTAGGGATTGGTCGTCTAAACTGGGCAAGGACAGCCTCTATTCTAGATAAAGAGGAAGGTGTTGGGTTCGATACCCACCCAATCCCACTATGACTCAAAAGATGTGGGGAATTAAGTCCCTACAAGCAGAAGAACCAGACACAGGGCGGGGAAACCTGTTTATCCTCACTCTCACACTCTACGATATGGAGGAACACGAACGACACGCATTTAGAATCGGGATGACACCCGAATTACTAGCAGAATTCACGAATGACCTACGAGAACTCTACGAGGACATTCAAACAATGATAATCGCTCAGGCGAGAAGAATCAATGGCGATGACCCGCATGAAGGAGACTAATGACTATCGGTGAACTGATTTCCATGCTAGAGGATTACGATGAGGGCTGGGAAGTCGAAGTCGTAACTCCACAAGGAAATACAATGTGGATTAATGATGTAGACAGTGTTGGTGAGGACGACGAAGAGGATAATCCCGAGAGAGCCGTCATCTACCTCACTGAAAATCGAGGATTCTGACCCGCATGGCGAAAGGATATAGGTACGTAGAGTGTCGTGCCATTGGACATAGTTGGGATCAAATTGATGACGATAGAAGTCATAAGTCTTTCGGAGCTGCGCTACAATTCCGGTGTACCCGCTGTTATAGCGTGCGCCGTGATGTTGTTTCCACTGTCACAGGGGAATTGCTCTATCGTAGTTACAGTAAACCTGACGATTACGCAACGAGCGATCCTCTGGACAGGAATGATTGGCGTTTGCTTCTCATTTCAAGTAGACGACGGACCCGACGATCAGTGGCTAAGAAACCAGAATTAAAGGTGGTAGGAGGTACCGGAAAGTGATACATTGCAATCAGTGGGGAGGCGACTACTGCTAAACCTTAGCCCACAGGACAAAGTGTAAAGGGCGGATGTTAAACGCTTCCTGCGTCCGCCCTTTACACGACAGTTATAATAGACCCGACTTGACAGGTAACCCTCTTTCTGATATACTGGACCTTGACCCGCAGGGCATAACTACAAATAGGAGAGTGAACGAAATGGGAAAGTGGGGAGCAGACGAATTTGTCCTTACCGTGAATCTCAAAGATCACGGTGCTCTCTATACGGCGGTACAGAACCTTAACGCTAAGGCTCGCCAAGCGTTTTATGGCGCAGCTATGAAGAAGGGTAATATCGCCCAGGGAACATGGAATGGTTGCGCATTTAACGCCGGGGGTGATTACGTTGGCGTTGATGGTATTCATTCCTACGAAGCAGCGGCAGAAGTCTTTGGACTTACTCCCTATGTCGTTCAGAGTTTCATTTCGGCATGGGATTCGTATCGTCCAAAGGATGGACGTACTGCAACTGAACACCTTATCGAGATGTTGGAGAAGGTTGGCTTGTTCAAGGACAACCCTTCCATTGATATCACCACCTATCGGTATCGTGTTTACACGTCTGAGGAAACTCGGATGATCGAGGAACTCCGTGCGGAAATCGAAAACGGAGAACTTCTCGAAGGAATGAACGAGGCGTGCGACTTGTTTGTTGCACATTGACGGTGAGTTGGGACTCCCTCGTGATTATCCTCTTTATCCTGTTCATGTTCGGTCTAGCAGTTGTTATCGTACATGGTATCAAGGAATTTCGAGAGGATCAGAGAAGGGACCGTGAATATTTCACGGTTGATCCTAGTAGATGGGATCGTCCTGATTAACAATCTTGGGGAGTGGGGCATAGCCTCCAACGGTTCGCAGCCCGGTTACTAAACTCCACTCCCCAAGAAATATTATCTATGAAAAAACGAAGAAGGGACCAACGTGTCGGATGAACTCATCATTAGTTACAGTCAGGTTCAAGCCTGGCAAACCTGCCACAAGAAGTGGCAATGGAGTTACATTGAGGAAATTGTTCCCAAGAGTTCACCGGACTATCTGCGGCTGGGGACATTTCTTCACTCCCTCTTGGCACTCGGTTACGAGCACCTGCAATTTGGATTCGTAACTGAGGAAGTTTGTGAGGTAGTTCGGGATTTCGCCCTTACTCGACTGTCTATCGGCATGAAGCCGGAAGACCTAGGAGTTCTCACTAAGGCGATTCGTCTTGTTGATCGTTACTTTGAGACGATCCAACCTACGTGGGATGAAGGTTGTACTGTTGTTGGAGTCGAGAGACACTTTAAGCAGCAACTCTATTCCCCCAAGGGACGAACCTTCTTCCTTCAAGGGTACATTGACTTGGTACTCAGAGATATCGACGGGAACTTGTGGATCATTGACCATAAGTCCTCCGCCAGTAAGTTCTGGTCACCACTCCAACTCCAATTGGATGGGCAGTTGTCAACCTACTCCGCTGTATTGGCTGATGTATTCGGAGTGGGTGTCAACTTCTTCAACACTTACGATTACAAGGACTTCCACGCCCAACCGTTTAGCAAGTTGTATAAGCGGATGAACTCGTATCGTACAGCGAAGGAGAAGGAGAATATCCTAGAGAACTTCGGAGTTGTAGTCGATGATATGCTGGACCGTAGTGAGACAAAGAATTTCCCGTATAGTCTTACTCACAACTGCGCTCGGTGTCCCTACTCCGAGCTTTGCCTGATGGAGTTGAAGGGATTTGGAACCGCTGACATTAGACTTCTCACAGACGATTCGTTCACGAAGAAACAGGATCGGTTGGAACCAGGTGTTGATGCGACCGCTGAGGAGGATTACTCTTGAATTTGAAGATGGGACGAAGGAAGAGATTGAGATACCTGAGGGTACCGGATTCTATCGAGAACGATACACTTACGAGAGTGACGGAGACTCCCGTAGATTAGTCACAAGACTAGATATCTACGAAGTCTTCTGGGCAACAAGAACACCATATCAACAGAAGGGCTAACATGCCGGTACTAGACGAAATGTCCACAGCGAAATCCCGACCACGAACATTTACGATTTGCCTGTATGGTGAACCGGGAATCGGGAAGACTGTTCTTTCCTGTGGTGCTCCTGGCCCACTCGAAATTGAGTGTGAGAAGGGAGCAAGTCTTTCGTTGCAGAATCATCCAGAACTTTCCGAGGTTCCGGTGATTCAGGTTTTGAATAACAGCAAGAAGCTTATGGCAATTCATGGTGAGTTGCGTAAGGGTGCTCATCCAGAAATCAAAACAATCATCATTGACACGCTGTCTGAGTTCCAATCTCGCCATCTAGGTGAGGTTTGGCATGAGGAACAAGCAAAGGGAAAGCGTCCAGAAGGACACCCATACCAGCAAGATTACAAGGTGAATACGGAGTATCTCCGTGAGGTAATCTTAGCCTTCACAGACCTAGAACGCAACGTGATCTTCGTTGCTCATGAAACCGAGGACAAAAACGAACTAACAGGTTACACTACGACAAGACCGATGTTTACGCCAAAATTGGCGAGCACAATGTATGCTACGTGTGACGTGATGCTCTATATGTCCGCTGACATTAACATCAAGGGTGAAATGAAGCGGGTCATGAGAGCAGCGCCAACTCGTAGCATCAAAGCTAAGGATAGGCTTGGCCTTCCTAGCACATTCCCAGCAGAAGACCTCTGGGAATTCATCAAGTAGAAAGAAGGAGCAAATGCTCGAACTTAATTTCGGTGACGTCGAACCTCAGGAACTTCTTCCAGAAGGTTTGTACGCCGTGACGGTAGATGATGTTGCGATCGAGGATTCCAAGGCGACCGCAGGAAATAAGAACCTTATTCTTTCCCTTCGAGTCATCGGCCCGGACTCGATTGATGAGGGATTGATTGGGAAGAAGATCAGAGAGGTTGTTTCTCTGGCAGCTTCTGCTCGTTGGAAGTTGCAGATCGTGTTGGAGAATCTCACTGGTACGGAATGGCGTGCCGACGATATGAAGTTGGACCCGAGAGATTTGCTCGGGTTGACGGCTCGTGTCGTTATCTTCCATAATCCAGGGCAGAAGGGCGGAGTATTCGCCAACGTAAAATCCTGGCATCCGAATATCTGATTGAGAAGGGAGGGCTTCGGCCCTCCCTTTTCTATTCCTTGGGGGCACTTTGAATGAAGTAGAACAATTTGTTGATACCCTATTCACCGGGTTAGATGGATTTGTTTACGGAGCGCAGAAGCATCCTATGAAGAAGGACTGGCTTCAACGATTCTTTGTTTGGCCCGACGAGCGTGACAACATCATTGAGTGGGTAATCCAGTATCACAAGATCCTAGATATCTACCTGGCTCCCTCCGTATTCAAATCGAAGCACGCGACTAAAGACGCCTGGAAAGATACCAACTTTGTCTGGACGGAAATTGATCGCCCCGGCTTTGCCCCAAACTGGCAGAGTCTTCCACCCCCATCTATACTGGTACAAAGTTCCACATTCGGAAATTTCCATGCCTACTGGCGAGTTCCGAGAGGTATGGATCGCGAAACAGTTGAAGGTTACAATAGACGGCTCTGTCATCTTCTGGATGGCGCAGATTCGACTGGGTGGGATTGTACGCAGGTCTTACGCCCACCGAATACGATCAACCATAAACCCAACAAACTAGCACCAGTACGCCTGCTGTATTTGGCTGACAATGGTATTCTGAGTCTCGATCCTAGCGAGATAGCATTAGTCCCCGAACCTGTAATGATTCCTGATACCATGCCAAATCCAGCGGACGTATTTCAGAAGTACTTCACGGACTCCACCTCTGTAGAATTTCTCGCACAAGGAATGGAGATAGGTAGACGATCAACGGCTCTAATGAGACTGGCCTATACTCTCGCCGCTTTGCAAGCTTCTCCTGAAGAAATCTTCTCTGTTGTCCTAGCTACTGATAACTCGCAGATCCATAAATTCAGTGGGCGTTCGGATCAGATGAAAAGAATCCAGGAGATAGTAACCATTGCGATTACGAAACTCCCGCCCAAACCCATAGACATTGACTGGCAGGAAACCAAAGAGGTTCCTGTAATCTCAATGTTCTTGACACCAGACGAAATCCTACATCACACTCCCGACATTCATTTCTTGTGGGAGGATTTCCTTATCGAGTGTGGGTTGACCATGCTAGTAGGTCCCCCCGGTGTAGGAAAAACACAGTGGAGTTATTTCGTTCTGAGTCATATGGTACTCGGGTTTCCTATCTTGGATAAGCCATTTCATTTCGACGGTAACATAGGTTACCTCTCACTAGAAATGGCTGCTCCCGGAATGAAGTACATCATACAGGGGCAGCGTGGGTTCTGGACGCCGAATCAGTGGAAGGTAATAAACGAACGGCTACGGACCTGGCCTGTAGGTGAGATTGTAGATTTCACTCAGTCGGAGAACAGGAAGAAAGTAGAGGAAGCGATTGAAGTTTATGGTTTTAGAGGCCTCGCCATTGACACGCTCTCGACTACTACGTTTAATACTCTCTCAGATGAACAAGTCGCCAAGCAGTTATTCGCATGGTTTGATTATCTACGTAAGAAGTACGACCTGTTCATATGGCTCAACCACCATAACCGTAAAGCCCAGCAATCGGGATTTAACCCCATTGGAATCGACGATATTCACGGCGCTCGATATATCCAGGGACAGATTGATACGATCTTCACGATGCAGGAAACGGACAAGAAGAAACTAGAACTGTCGATTCTTAAGGCCCGGTACTCAGCGATGAAAGATCAGGTCTTTGAGCTACCCAGGGGGGAGAATCTCTCGTTCGGACACCAACTGAAAGCGATTGGTCCGAGTTCCAAATCACCTATCATTGACGACAAGTTTGGGATAGGTCCATCGTGATCGTAGACACCGCAGATAAGATCCATCAGATGCTTACCGCTGTAGATGCGTCTAGTGTCATAGCAATTGACACTGAGACGAACTTCGTCGATCAACACCACGATAGATTCCTAGTTGGAATATCTATCTGCACAGAAGATGAGCAGACATTCTATATCCCGTTCGGACATAAGCCTATCGAACAGATGGCTCTGTTTGAATCAAGCGGTCCACTAAATCATCCGCAAATAGCGAAGGGATTGTTCTCGCATCTCGCGTTCCTCGACCCATTCCCCGCTGTAGTGTTTCACAACGCGAAGTTCGACCTCACTGTTCTCGAACAGGCAGGATTACGATTCCCGAGTAATATCCAGATATATGACACGATGCTCATGCATCATCTCATAGATGAAAATCCCCCGCACGCATTGAAGCAACTCGCTCAGAAGTATCTTGGGTATCAGGAGGCACCCGAGTTCCAAAAGCGAATCAAAGCAATGGCGAAGGATTATGGATGGGAATGCGTCCATCCAATTGCGATGGGCCAGTATGCGGAACAAGATGCGCTACTGACGATGCAACTCTTCAAGAAGATTCTACCTGAGGTAGAGGCTCAGGAACTTGATGGCTGTATGAAAACAGACATTGAGTTCATGGAGTTCTTACGACAAGTTGAAGTAACTGGAGTTCGTCTGGATCGAGAATTAACACTCCAGCGTTCGCTAGAGTCAGCAGATCGGATGGGGAAAATCCGTGCTGAACTAGGCTTCGAGCCGTCGAAGGATCGTCAGTTGATTGATAAGTTGTATTCAGAACCGCCTTTAGGTCTTGGATTAGTTCCTTCATCCCATACTCCTACGGGTAGAATCCAGGTTAACGAGGCCGTGCTGACAGGCATAAATCACCCGCTCGCTGGCCTCGTATTGGAGTATAGGGGATTACAGAAGGCTAAGTCAACATGGTATGACGGGTTCCTCGAAAAGGCCGATCTAGCTGGCCGTTTGCATCCCAACTTCAAGCAACACGGCACGCTGACAGGTCGGCTGTCCTGTGAGAATCCAAATCTACAACAAATCCCAAGGGAGTATGATCGTGTCAAGGCATTATTTCTTGCTGATCCTGGATATGAATTATGGGAGTTTGACTTTTCGCAGATTGAGTTGCGGCTCGCTGCCGTATACGGAAACGAAACTGCACTTCTCGCAGCCTTTAGAGAAGGACGAGATGTTCATCAAGCAGTTGCAGATGCTCTTGGAATCTCAAGGTATGCCGCCAAAACTCTCAACTTCGCTATTCTCTATGGTGCAGGAGCAGGCAAACTTGCCACTATGCTCGGAATCACCCACGCCGCTGCCCAAAACTACCTGGCTAGTTACCACACCACCTATCCAGAGTTGGCGAGAATATCAGAACACGCTGCCATTGTTGCTGAAAGGAACGGTTGGGTAAAATACTGGACTGGCCGTAGACGCCATTTCAAGTGGCCATCAGAAACTCACAAGGCGTTCAACAGTATCATCCAAGGCGGTGCATTTGAAATCGTGAAGAAGTCTGGACTAATACTACACTACGAGAAGTGTAGAGTAGTTAATCAAGTCCATGACTCGTACTGGATCAATCTTCCTATGCCAGTTACACCCTACAAGATTCGCTACATCTGCGAACTTATGTCTGGCTGGACAGAGGAAGCATTCCAAATGCAATTCACCGTAGACGCGAAAAGGCTGAACTAATGGAGATAATGGGAATTGATCCTGGCGATCACATGGGTTACACGTTCGCTACATTTAACGAGGATAAAACCCTGACCGTTCAATCCACAGGAATCGTAGAGACTTACGCACTAGGAATGACATTCATCCAAAACGTAATTATGGGCGCTGATCTGGACGTGATGGTAGTCGAGGATTATATCATCAACCCGAAAGTCTACGGTCACGATCATCAGGGGGATCGAGGTTCCACTCTAAGACAAATCGGCGCTCTGGAATTGGTGTGCGGGTTGGGCTTAATTGAAATGGTAAAACAGATGCCGACGGTGAAGCCACCTGGTTATGGGTTCCTTGGTAAGAAGTATTCGAGAGGTAAGACTGGCCAACATGCATGGGACTCGATGGCACATCTTGCGTATTACTTGGTAACAAAGAAAGGGATGCAACCACTCGCATGAGGATAACGATTCCTGGGCGTTCTTCCTCTGTGGTTCCACCCCATATGCCGTACTCGTTGTACTTGACGGCGTAATCTAGACATTGTTTCCGTACGGGACAGTTCCTACAAACCTTCTTCACTTCCTCTACTTCTCGTAGAAGTCTAGAGGGAATGAAAAACATTTCAGGAGGTAAGTCTCTGCACGCTGCGTCTAGTTTCCAGGCAATAGGTTTTAACGAGAGTTCTAGTTTCAATGCGGGTCACTTCCGGTAACGGGAGTCTCTCGATTCCGACTTAACTATACCACGATAGTTTCCCTACTGTCAATAGGAACGGTGCTTGTGCTTCCATTCACATTCGCCCATGAGGTGCTCTCTGAGCCTGCCTCAAATCCCGCCGCAGAGGCCCCCCTGATGCCCGCTGAGCAGGGCATGGAGGACGAAGGTAACTCAGGGCCGGAGCCTATGTTACCGATGGGTACGGGCTTCCGTCAAATAAATCTTGAGCCACTTGAATACGTAGATCGCAAGATCAACAATGACGGCTATGCCACTATTCGGCGTCCAGATAATAATCGCTGGCAACTCGAACATCACTATGTTATGGAGTTAATGCTTGGAAGAAAGATGGATACCAAATTTGAATCTGTCCATCACAAGAATGGGATTAGAGATGACAATAACCCCGATAACCTAGAGTTATGGGTCACTGGTATTCGATATGGCCAACGAGCGAAAGATGTAAAATGCCCTCATTGCGGAAAGCGCTGGTCTGATATTTAGGGCATCAAAGCATTTGCTACCAAATACATTCTCTTGTCTGCAATAGAGGTAGCTCCTGGTGCGCCTCTAGTAGTTAACCAGACCATTTCTCGATCTGCAAGAGAGGTTCCAGCAAGACCAGTACCATTCATGATATCTGCAATAGAGATTGGATTAATGTTATTGGCAGACATTGAACGGACCTTATCTCCCCACAAAACCTTCAATCCAGAGTTATAAGTTCCACTGGGGATAGCTAGTCCAGTTGCTCTGTGAGCAAGATACGCAGCATAGGTATCGTCAGCCATTATTTCCCCTGTTGTCCCATTTGAACGGCCATCTTCTGAGCATCCCCCGCATTAGCATATTGCACAGGGAAATTCTGATGGGTGACTTCATTATAGACCTGATAACCCTTGGACGTCTTTCGGACTCGCCAATCGCCAGCCTTCTTGTTGATCTGCTTCATAGCATAATCAAGTGCATCTTGCTGACGTCGAAGTTCGCTAATCTGCATTTGATCCGTAACGTTGTACGGCTTGTTTCCTAGGAACGTACCAATTCTCTGACCAGTATTAAGGGTCTTCTGTTCACTGGCATTAGAGAACGTGTCCCTAACGTCATGACCCAATGCAGCCGAAACACTAGCGGCACCTGGATAATTCGCCAGAGCGATATCCAACGGAGAAGTTGGCTCTGATCCACCTGAGAAGAACTGCTTACCTGTTGCAACTTCCAGAGGAATTCGTCCAGCCGGATGCAACATGGATGCGATATTCAACAGCATATCCTTAGGTGACAAATCACCCTTACCGAAGTTCTTTCCAAGCACGTTAGACGGGAGAACGTTCGGAATGACTGTAGGATTCGGTCCACCGGATAGTCTCGTATATCCTGCGTCCCTCATCCAAAGCGGGTAGTCAACGTGAGCATCACCTTGTTCTGGATGAGCGCCAGTAATTGACCGCTGTAGTTTCTCGATAGCTCCAACTCGTCCTGGCTTCGTAATCATTGCCTCCATCATGAGAGGAATCGACTTACGAGTCCAAGAATAGAACGGCATTCCTGTGCCCTTTAGTTTTCGTTCAAACGGGGTAAAGGCGCTGTAGTCGATGTTCCATTTCGCCAAACGTTCACCAGCAGCTTCCGCAGCGATTTCCATTCGCTTACGAATTGTAGGTGCGGCTGATCTAGGAACTCGCGTCATTTCATCTTCAAGAGCGTGCATGAAGTGAGCTAAACGTCCAAAGTCCTCACGCTTGGCATAACCCTTAGTAACTGCTTCAAGAGGGTGATGCTCTAGTCCTGTAATCGAATGAAGGCGTTGTGAAACATCAGCACGTAAGAAGCCACCCCCGGCAGCATAATCCTCGTAAAGTTTCTTAACATCCATCAAAGAGACTTTACGCCCACCGAGCTTTACAAACCCACCGGGATTATCACCGAGAGCTTTCAACGCGTTGATGTAGTACTTGGGATTAACAACTCCGTCGATGAAGTTGAAGTACATATCACCCATCGTGTTGTTAACCCAGTTTCCAGGGTTATACACGGTGGCTGATCGCTTCCACATGTTTGTAACTCGTCCGAAGAACCTCATGAACTTACTGAGTTCCTCCGAGTTAGAGAGCTTGGAAATTTCATCCAGAGAATGCAGAGCCTTCGCCATCTGCGGGTGCATGTAAACTTTCTTTGCACTACCCTGGAATATCTGCTGCTGCATTCCCTTAGGAATCTTGCTCGTTACATCTGTCATCCCTTTAGCGAGTTCAGGGTTTTCAGTGACGAATCCGAACTTGTTCATGAAGTCTGTGATCGTGTGATTCTTAACAAGCTTACGAGTTGTGTCAGCATATGCCATCTTATAGGCATCGTCTACCATCTCATACGGCTTAAGTCCTGTCTCCTTTGCAGCTTGTGTTCCAAATTTCTCAGGATCGAATGGAAGTCCACTACGAAGTTGAGCCTTACGAGCAGCCTTAAATGCAGCAATTTCTTCTGGAGTTCCGCCTCTCAGATACAGCGGGACATAATCGTCACTGTGATCCATTGCCTTATAGATGCCAACAGATTCCTTATCCTTGAACATCTTATCGCCAAGATCACGGAAGTAGTCCTGAACGTCTCCTAGATCCTTCTTACCGTCCGCAGCAAGTTGTCCAGCGAGACTAGGCTTCAACGGATCTTCAAGAGATTCACGAACCAGGATGCGATCTTGTCGAGAGAGTCCGCTAACAGCGCTATCAATCTCTCGCATCATCTTTTCGTTATTAACAACTCCCCTACCCTCCGCTATTCTACGGAGTCTGTTGGAAATACCAGGGAAGTGATCTGCGACAGAAAATGCTTGACGAACTGCCTTAGCGCCTGGAACTTTGCTAAGACCCGCTCCCGCCAATTCGAGAGGCTTGTAAAGTCCACGGCCGATCTTACCTCCCTTAGAACCGTATCCGAGAATATCCCGCCCAGCAATCTTAATAGCTGCTCGCCGTCGAGTTGAAGTCAACAGGAACTTCTCAGCACGCGCAGAAATTGGAGCAGCGTATCTTGCTGCCGCTTCATTATGCAGCTGCTGTAGTGTTGCCAGATTCGGCGTTCCACCCTTTGCACGAAGTTTCCCAACCTCAGCGCGGAAGTCCTTATCAATTGCAGCTTGCGCTCTCTTAGTTCTAGAGAGTTCATCTGCAATCTTGGCAGCTTCGGTTTTAACTTCTCCTACAGCGGGCTTTCTAGCGGCCCTGGCAACCGAAGGACCAGATAATCTTTTAGCGCCCTTAATGAATGCGGTTTTCTCCCCTGATTGGAAGAACTGCTTTCCAAGTTCCTTAGCGGCTAGTTTGGTACCGAGTTCTGTAGTTCCGAGAGTTGTATACGTGAGCGGGTCAAGACCAACATCAATAACCCCACCCAAAGTTTGTTCGAGTGCTGTCTTTTGCCAACCACCGGACATATTAAGACCCTTAGGTCCAGTTCCAAGTTTGACAATATCGGCACCAGTCTTGGTATCTTCGTCCTTACCAATGAAAGCACCAGCGGCTTTCTTACCAGCCTGTAAGATAGCAGGATCACCACCACCTGCAAATGATCCAGGCTCAGTTGACAATTGGGGATCAGCTAAATTATATGCGGCAGTTGTAAGGGCGGCTACTGGACGTGTAGTGTATTCAACTCCCTTTCCGAGATACCCAACACCCTTCATCAACCCGCCACCAATTTCGCCCCAAATAGATTTTCCTCCACCCCCAGCGCCAGCGATCTTTACCTTCTGATCCTTAATCTGATTTCGAAGCTTCTCTAGATCAGATTCCGCCATCTGGGGAATAGTCCCAGAAGATTTAGATACCGATGGCTGCTTCGGAGCATTATATCCCTTAGGAGTAAATGAACTCCAATCAAATCCCTGCCGGACCATCTCATCCATGATGGCCTTATTAAGCGGCTGTAAGGCAGGAAGTCCTACCTTAGCGCGTGCTCTATTAGCATTACCGTAATGTAATGCCGACTGAGCAAACAGCAGTTTATTAATATCATCAATGGCTGTCATTTAGCCCCACAGAAGCCCACTCACCTTGGGGAGAGTTGTTGTGGTAGATGTTTTTGGTCCACCGGCCACAGCCTTAGCTGCATACAATTGCAAAGCAGATGGGAGGTAATTCGAGTAGTAATCCGACTTTCGAGTTTGTGACTTATAGACTGGTGTAGTCTGCCCACCAGACCACGGACCTGCGTTAATTGTAGTCGGAGCATTTAGACCAGCCGAAATAACGCGAGAAACATCTGCATCACCGGCCATCAAAGCTTCTCGAACCACAGGATTAGCCTGAGACAGTGCATTCAGAATATCATTTGCACTTGTGATCTTGGTAGCAGAAGTTCCTCCACCAGATTTACTTCCGCCCCCACCGCCACCACGACGACCACTAGAACGACGTGCAGCAGCAGCGGCAGCAGCGGCTTGTGCAGCTTGTTGTCTAGCGAGAATTGCATTAGCAATTACGTCGTTAATCCCTGCTCTAGCAGTTGCACCCATTCCTTCGGCGGACGAAATTTTATCGCCAAGGAAGTCGTAGTAGTTAGAACGAATCATATCGTTCGTTGCTAGCGAATTCGCTTTGGCAGTTTCGTTGAGAGTCTTAAGCCTCTCGTTCTGAGCGATCCAATCAGCAGCCGCAGTTGGAGCAGCTTGCTGTAGGCCCATTCTTTGGGCATAGTCTTGCATTTGCTGGGTGATTCTGTCACCAGCCGTGGAGGCGGTCTGACTTGCATCCGCATAAGTTGCTGCAAGTCTCGCTGCCAATTCATCAGATCGAGTCTTATATTGTGTGCGTTCTCCTTCGAGACTCGTCTTAAGTCCGCCAAAAATGTCTGCCATATACTTATCGTACTCACCACGCAATGTCTCTAGAGGATCGGGAGGTGGTGCAACCGGAGCAGATTTCCCAGCAGTACCACCTTTACCAACAACTTTTCTGGCAACAGCATTTTTGGATGGGGCAGCAGGCTTCGTACCAGGAGTAGGACCCATCAACTGATATTTATCCATACCTGGCTTTGCTTCCCATGCCCTCATGGAACTCGTATTAACTGGAATATTAGTTGGAGAAACAAATGGCTGAGTTGGAGGCGTGAAGTTAGGGAAGATCATGCTAGGACTGTACTTGGGCGCCGAAGCATAACCAGCCTTCATAGGCGTCTTAGAGACAGCACGCATAATTTGTGAGTTAAACTTATTAACTCCGAATGGATCATAGCCAGGTCCAACAGCCATTAGAATCCCACCACCCCTCCGGGTGTCTTAAATCCAGTTTGTCCACCTGTCCGACCAGAAGCCTTCACTGTAATCTGTGGAGCGACTTTACGAGTCACAGATGAAACAGTTGGCTTCTTAATAGTCGGAGCTTTCACAACGGGTCTAGGAGCGGCGGCTGCTGGAATGGGTTGATTGATTTGCTGAGCGGCAGCTGCTTGTGCTTGCTGATTCAAGAAGTCTTGTAGATTCTGGGTATACTGCCCTTCATAAGTGCCTCGGCCAGAAAGTACTCCATACAGCACGTTGTTTTGAGCAGCGCCCAAATCCTCCATGCCTCTATTTTTAGTCTGGTTGAGTTGCTGCAATCTCTGTCCATAGTCTTCCGCCTGTGCTGCCTGCTGAGTTAGAGCGGCGCCCGAGTACGAAAGTCCACGGTTAGCAAGAGTTCCCATGAGATTAGCAGAAGATAAGTCTCTCTGGCGATTTAGATTCGAGAGATTCTGTTCGTAATCCTGCCCGAGTCTAGCTGACTGTGTATCATATCCCGCCATCTTATTGAGGGCATCCTGATACAAGCTGGTAATCTGAGCATCAAAGGTAGGATTTCCCCCAAAGGCCGTCAACTTTGTTGGGTCGATTCCCAGACGAGCAATGATAGCGGCACGTAACTTGTCTGGACTCGTTTGGTCAAAGGTGGTAGCCATCAATTCCTCTTAGAAACTCGTTCCTGGGGCTTTTCTAATTTGGGAAGGTTGTCTCTGTGTGGGTGCAAGATAGCCTTGTGGGCCATATTGCCAGTCGGGGCCTTTACGAATACCCAGCTTAATTGGAGGTCTTGCTCTTTCTGTTAGTCCCTTATGAGCAGCAAGACTATTATAGTTTGATTTAGCCTTCTTCATCATCTTCGCAGTTAGGGCATCCCACAACTCTCGTCTATGGGCCATTTCAGTAAGTCCGAAATGGGTAGAAGGACCAGTTGTCGTAGCACTATCTTCGGAGTAGGGAATACCAATCCTGCGCTGAATAGCTCCGGGAGTAGCCATTACCTACCCTTTACAGATAACGCAGCGAATCGCTTCTTGCCGTACTTCTTCCGGCCAATGTATGCAGCGAGAGCGCCAGTATCCTTTACGCCCTTCTTCTTAAGTTTACCTTGCAATTGCTTGAATCTCTGGCCCGAACCTAAAGGTGGTTTACCAGAGCGCTTGGCGATTCTACGTTGCACAGCACCGGGAGTAGGCATTAGAAGTAATACCCCGCTTTCGCTACCTTTCTGGGCTTACGCTTAATAGGTGGAGGAGTATAAGGTGGAGGTTGGTCCTTACGATGAGCGGTCTTAATCATATCATTGGTGCTCTCGTTCACACTCCTTCTTTGTGCTCGCTCAGTTAAACCGTAATGTCCCTGAGGTTGCACAACATTACCCGCACGATGAGCAATTCGTCGGGATACTGCATTTGTAAAGTTCAAATGTGGAGCGGCTGATCTAGCCACTATTTAGATCCTCCTGCTAATCTCCGCTGAATGGCGGATTGAGCTACGTTACGGAGGCCGGTGTTACCCGCCATAGGAGGAACACTACCTCCGGAAACAGGCTGATTTGCAACTCCTGGATTAAGCATTTTTGCCATTCCCCTACGAGCCTGGTACTCTCGCTTGAAATTAGGATTACTAGTTGCAGCCTTAAATGGCTGCATACCAGAACGCAGAATGGCAGCGCGATTTCCTGTAGTGGCTTGGGGTGCTGATCCTTGGTACACGTTTTTTCCTCTCGAGAATATTCCTCGCAGCGACCTTGAGTCTTGTAGACCCATAAGTGCGTTGAAGAGTGTGGATTTACCTTTCATGCTACTGGAACCGGACTAGTTGGGACTGGGTACGTAGCTAGCAATTGCTGAACTCTGGACAGAATATCAGCATCTGTAATAACTCCGGCATTGGCTCCGGGATCAGCAATACCACCTGCAACTGCTGACTCCCACTTATCAAACCAACCAGGAGTAGAAGCTAGATCCCAGGAACGCTCACTCACCCACTGATTGGAGAATTTGGAATCTCCCTCAGTACTTCCTGAGGTAATCTCCTCAGCCACAGCGGCGGTACAACGATCCATCAAAGATCGAGATTGCTGAATTTCTACGACGGTAGAATACGACATTGTTCTCCTTAGAACAGCGAACTAACAGTCAGAACACCCGATGCAGAAGGAGCAACGACCATTGCATTAGGCATGTAGACGAAGAACTGAAGTTGAGCATTTACAGCAGGGACAAAGAACGCAGCCGCAGAAGCAGAGTAGGATAGCTTTCCTGCCGTTCCAGTCCAGATAATATCAGCGGCATCATTTGTAGAAGAACTAACAATTCGAATAATCAACTCAGTAATTCCGCTGATTGCTCTGTCCATTCCTGCAACGACAGCATTAGCGGTATAGTAGCCAATATCTGGCAAGAGGATGTAGTTAGACTTGACGAGATTCCCAGGATCATCTCGAACAGAAAGCGGCATCTGAACGAACCCCGCCGCACCCCATGATGCAGAAGCTAGTGCTCCCGCAGCTTGCCAACGATGTTGGTGTCCGTTGGCTGGGAATGAAACCTTCTCTCCGTTTGCAACTCGTAGGAGAACAGAGCTAGAAGCTCGACTGTCTGTAACTTGAAGACCCGGTGTGGCTGTTGGAAGAACATCTACAGCAAGAAAGTCTGTGTTGTTGTCATGATAGAATCGCTCAGTTGCCCATCCACCTGTACCTGACGTGGGA